AAAGCTTGCTGGCACAACGAGATGTTCTTGCCGCACAATACCAAAATGGCAACACTTCAGTGTTGCCCGAGATTCAGGCAATAAATGCTCAAATTCGAGCAGTGCTCATTGAACTTGATGCACTCAGAGCAGCCGCACCTCCAGTTAGTAGCGGGCAAGAACTAGCAAATGCACAACTGGCCAGAGACGATGGGGCCAATGTACAAAACCCACCAACTCCGCCAGGTACAACCACAAGTGATTCTGCCGCTGGCAACGACACAACATCTCCTCCAAATACATTCACAGTTGGTACTGATGGTAGATTTCGTAGCTCAACTGAAACACAGTCCAATCCTGCGCCCACGTCACTGCCTGGCCCTGCTGGGTATGGTTCAGGTGCACAGGTGCTTGGTGGACCCACAGGAACAAACAATGCTGATGCAACACCAACAAATTCACCAGGAGTTGGTGCACCTGGAGAAGACTCATCGTCGGCAGCACCTGCTAGTTCAGGTACCGAAGGAACAGGCACCGGTAGTAATGATGTTGTCACACTGGTCAACAAAACGGCACGAGCCATTGTGCCACAGCCCAATGCATTAGATGGTCTAGCCAATTACACCTACAGCGCCAGCATTTATCTCATGAGTCCAGAAGACTATCAGCGACTCATGACCACAGGAAAAAAGTATCTTGCTGGATATCAACTGTTGATGCAAAGTGCAGGAGCTCCACAGCAGTCAGGCTTCGCAGCAGACCCCAATATACAAAATGATGGCGGCGAAGTCAACGGCGGTGTAAGTTTAACGCAAGGTCGCAATCAATATTTTCCATTAGATTACTATCTAGACGACATTCAACTCACAAGTTTAATTCAAGGTAAAGGTACTGGTGGAGCACACAATGTAACAGAAATGAAATTTAGAATTGTTGAGCCAAATGGTATTACATTGCTTGACAATTTATACAATGCCACACATCAGTATATCACCATGGGCGGTGGAGCCAGTAAAAGTGTCACTGCCAGCAACTATGCCGCACAGAACTATTTGTTGGTGTTGAGATTTTATGGATACGATCAAAATGGCAATGCAGTGATCACTCCTGACACAGCAGACCCTGCTGGCCGTAGCGATAATCGAGCCATTATAGAAAAGTTTATCCCATTTCAGTTTACCGGTATCAAATTCCGTATAGCCAATCGACTTACTGAATATGAATGCACAGCAGTTTGTCCCCAGAACGTTATCGGCACTGGACAGGGCCGAGGTGTTATACCTTATAACATTGAAATAACTGGCACAACCCTGCAAAATTTGTTCAATGGAAATATAAACTATACCAAACCCGGAGTAACAGCTTCACCGGACAAGGCAGCGGCTGCACCCAACCCCACACTAAACAGTGGTCTTGTTCAGGCCTTGAACAAGTTTCAAGCAGAACAAGTCACAAGCAACACATATGATGTGGCCGATAGATACAAAATTATAATTAGTCATCCTGAAATTGCCAACGCCAGTATTGTACCACCAGGACAAATCAATCGCTTGGCAGCACCCATGGTTGATGCAACCACTGCGGCTCAGGCCAAAGATGGCACCAAACAAAGCATGAGCAACAATGCCAAAACAGTCAGTGCCACTGCTGGTATGAGCATTGTACAATTCATTGATCTTGCTATACGCAGTAGTGATTACATCTACAAACAACAAACCAAAATCATTGACAAAGATGGCAAAGTAATACCACAAGGCACCGGGGCTCAAGCATTTGCATGGTATAGGATTGGCGTAGAAGCCAAGCCCATTAAAAAAGATCCCAAACGTAATGATGATGCCTATGAGATCACTTATGAGATTGCACCTTATGCCATCAATGATATCAAGAGCGAATATTTCCCCAAAGGAAAATTTCGTGGTGCACAGAAAAAATACAATTACTGGTTCACCGGAGAAAATGTATCCATACTGAATTTTGAACAAGATTTTAACTATCTCTATTATATCACAGTGAACAGTCGACAGTCTCCACAGACAACTAAGAATACGTCGGACTATCGAGAAATAGAAAAACGATTGTTTGCACCCAACAGTCCTCAAACCAATCAAGGCGAAAAGGGCAATCGTAATGAGCCTGGCGCCAACGCCGCAGACTACTTGTACAGCCCAGCTGATCAAGGTCGAGTAAAACTTACAATTGTGGGTGATCCTGCTTGGATACAACAAGGTGAAGTGTGGTCTGGTGTGCGCAGTACCAAGAAAGTTGATAACGAAAATTACGATGCATATTTTGATGCATTTTTACCTGATGGCACAATAAATTTTGATGCACGTGAAGCATTATTTGAAATCAATTTTAACAAACCAGCTGACTATGACCTACAGTCGGGTGTTATGAAAGTGTCTGGCACAAATGTCAAATCACAAAGTTACATTTACAAAGCCACCATTGTTACCAGCAATTTCCGACAAGGAAGATTCACACAAGAACTAGAAGGAGTTTTGTTGATATTTCCTGATCCAATTGCTCAAGTAAAACAAGACGCTGTCACAACTACTACAACCCCAACCACAACTGAAAATCAGTCTGCTGCTGAGACAGCTAGACTTGAACGACTGGCATCTGCGGCCAATGGACTACCATCAATACCAACTACTTCAGTCACAGGCACAAAACCCACATCATCTCTGGCCAAGGGAACAGATCAAATTTTAAGACCTCCTGCAGTTGTAGTAGAACCGACCCTATCTCAATTGCAAGCTAGTCCTGCGTATATCACAGCTCGTCGTGGAGGTGCAACACCTGCGGCAGCTTTGGAAATTGCTAGGTCTGCATTTGCATCAGGCACCAACAACTACGCAGGTGTGGCGTTGCCAGGTATCAATGTCACCACCAACAATGGCATAGTGAAAGATCAATAAGAGTTAACCAATGTCAAATAATATTCAACGCAGTCAAGGCCGTGGGAGCAGTTACAAATTTGATCGTGGGGGCATGCCCACAGAGTTTGGTCCATACATTGGTGTTGTCAAAAACAATGTTGACTCTGCACGTAGTGGACGATTACAGGTTTACATAGAACAATTTGCCGGTAAAGATCCTGCAAATAAAGACCTTTGGCGTACTGTGATGTATGTTCCACCTTTTTATGGTGTAACACCCAGAAACAATGCATCTAGCAGTGCAGGCCCTGGTAGCTACAAAGGTAATCAACAAAGTTATGGCATGTGGTTTACACCACCCGACATTGGTACTCAAGTTATTTGTTTCTTTGTAGCAGGAGATCCAAATCAAGGTTACTATATTGGATGTGTGCCCGAGCCAGGTTCAACACACATGATTCCTGCTGTGGGTGCTACTGGAAAATTTGTGTCCAAGAACGCTGCCATGACAGCAGAAATTGACACTGCCAATGCCAAACAATTGCCTGTGGTAGAAATCAATAGTGAAAACACTGCCACATATGATAATCCAAGATTTTTTGCACAACCTAAACCTGTACACGATTATGTGTATGCCATGTTGTACAATCAGGGCTTGCTGGGAGATTATATTCGTGGACCAATTTCTTCCAGTTCGCAACGTGAAAGCCCCAGCGCAGTATTTGGTATGTCAACCCCAGGCCGTCCCATATACGAAGGTGGCTTGCTGGACAAAGACATCAAGCAACAGTTGGACTCGGGTGCAATTAAATTTACAGATGTTAGAATAGAGGGTCGTCGAGGAGGCCACAGCATAGTCATGGATGACGGTGACTTGATTGGTAGAGACAATCTTGTACGAATTCGCACTGCCAAGGGTCACCAAATTACCATGAGTGATGAAGCTGATTGCCTGTATATCATTGCTGCCAATGGTCAAACTTGGATTGAACTAGGCAGCGAAGGTACAGTAGATGTTTACAGCACAAACTCTGTAAACGTTCGCAGCCAAGGCGAAATTAATTTACACGCTGATAAAAATATCAATATCAATGCTGGCGAAAATCTCAACATACGCGGCAAAAATATTCAAATTGAAAGCCAAGAATCTACAAAACTTTCTAGCACAACTGATTTTACAATTTACAGTAAAACCAAAGTGGGAGTTCTCAGTGATGGTAGTATTGCATTGCAAAGCGCACAGGGTGGTTGGAAAGCATCAGGTGCACTGAGTTTTAAAGCACAACCTATCAATCTCAACAGCGGTGCGGCGCCTGAGAGTGTGGATGCACCCAAGCCCATAACTGAATACACATTAGATGATACTAAATTAACTGATACTGGTTGGCAAGTTGAAGCAGGTGCTTTGGAATCTATTGTGCCAAGAGCACCCACACACGAACCGTATCCTTACCATAACAAAGGAGTACCAGTGTCGGTTAGTTTTGAAGCAGACTCTAGCACTCCTGCATCTCCTGCTGTGACCAAAGCACTGGCGCCCACAGCAACGCAAGCAGTCACAAATCCGGTAACAGCGTCGGCAGTATTGACTACACCAATTGCGTCGGCCAAGGTTGGAGATTTGAACAAGGCAGAAGTAACAGGACTACTGGCACAGGCCAAAACAGCCACAAATCAGGCATCAACAGCGGTCAGTGTGGACAAGGGAATAGGACAGTTTGGGTTCACACCTGCAAAATTAGAAGCTTCAAAGTTTCTTAAACCTGGAACGCTGGCACAATTAAACGCCGCACCTGTGCCTAATCCCACTGCAGCCGACGCGGCCGAAGCCAAGCGTATCAATGCCAATGGGGGTAATGTTACTGCTCAACAAGTTGCACAAAGCAACAAAATTAATGCCATGTTGGCATCTCCTACAGTATGGACTGGCGCTGGCGGTGTTACCAGTTTAACCAGCTTGTTGGGCAATGACAAACTGCAAGTTAATACTCAGCAAGTATTGATGAACACCACATTGCAGGGTTTAAAAACATCTGGGATTGCCACAGGCAAAGAACCACTATCTTCTCTATCAGCCCTAACAGGCATGGCCACTGCATATGGTGTTGGGGCTGTGGCCAGTTTAGTTAAGGGTACAGCCCCAAATAATCTTAAAACAAACATGTTGAACACAGCAAAGAGTGCGCAATTCTCCACAAAGTTTGTTGAAGACAAGGTGGGAGAATTTGCTGGCTTTGCTAAAAAAACAACGCCGGCAGTTAATACCGTGGATCGTAGCGCACTGGACAACAGTGTTAAAACTGCGTTAAACGATCCTAAAATCCCCACGCCAGAGTTCAAACCGGCTGTACGCACAGCAGACCAACCTTCGGCATTGGACACACAGCGAGAAACTTTCACAACATTAATAGATAAAACCAACACTTGGTTGGAAACTTTGCAAGCTGATTTTGAAGCATTGTACAGTCAGTATCAAACACTAGAAAGTCAAACCATAGTGACCACAGCAGAAGTTACAGCACTAGATCAAGCTTATAGACAACTTCAAGACAGGTACAACAACGAAAAAGACAGTTATTTTACTGCAATTGAATCCGCAGTAAATTCAGCACCTGCTGAGCTGTCGGCAGAGTTTGCCGCACAGGAAACATCATTGATTAAATTATCTAATTTGATCAAAGGATTTGCAGAAGCCATACGATTAATTAAATCTGCTCTACTGGCACGAGCAAGTTCTAGCACATAAATATAGTCATGCCCACATTCATTGGATTCAACACAATAGATCAATTTAAAAAGTTCACACTCACTGATTTTGAACTGATAAAACGTGACCTTTCCAACGCATTTAACATACAGCAAGGCGAATTGCCCGGGCGCCCAGGATATGGAACCACATTGTGGAGTTATGTGTTTGAAAATCAAACACCCACAACAATGGCGTCAATACTAGCTGAAGTACAGCGTGTGGCAGGTGGAGATCCTAGAATATATATTTCTGATACTCAAGTATACCCACAAGACAACGGTGTACTGATTGAAGTTCAAGTACAAGTCGTATCCAGCAGTACGGCTGAACGCCTTGCGATTTTCTTTGACCAGGAAAGTCGCAGAGCAAGTTTCATCTAAAACTTAGTACTTTATTTGCCACATAAATACTCAAACAGCGAGTAATCATGGCAAAGACCACACGACAAACAGCAATATTTGGTGTAGAAGATTGGAAACGTCTCTACCAAACCTACCGAGAAGCCGACTTTCAGTCCTACGACTTTGAAACTTTACGCAAGAGTTTTGTGGACTACTTACGTCTTTACTATCCAGAAACCTTTAACGACTACATTGAATCAAGTGAATTTATCGCTTTGCTTGACGTCATGGCTTTCATGGGTCAATCACTTGCATTCCGCAATGATTTAAATGCTCGTGAAAACTTTTTAGACACTGCCGAACGTAGAGACTCAGTTGTGCGTCTTGCTAACCTAGTAAGTTACACACCCAAACGCAATACAGAAGCTCAGGGATATATCAAAGTAAATTCAGTATCAACTACTGAAAGTGTCACTGACTACAACAGTATTAACCTAGCAAACGTCACAGTTAATTGGAATGACCCCACCAACCCCAGTTGGCTTGAACAGTTTACAGCCATTGTCAATGCCGCACTAGTTGATAGTCAAAAATTTGGACGTCCGGGCAACAAGCAAACTATCTTGGGAGTTGGTACTGATGAATATACCATAAATCTTATTCCTGGGTTTCTTCCTGTGATTCCATATGCATCAATTGTAGATGGCATTAACATGCCGTTTGAAGTGGTAAGTGGAACAAGCATTGGTCGAGAGTATGTGTACGAACCTCCACCACAGCCCAGTGGTGCATTTAACATTTTGTACCGCAATGACAGTCAAGGATTTGGTTCAGACAACACTGGTTTCTTTTTCTTGTTCAAGCAAGGTGTATTGCAAAGTCAAGACTTTAACTTGTCTGAGGCTATTCCTAACCGAACAGTCAACATCAACATTGAAGGATGTAATGAGGATGATCACTGGTTATACAAACTAGACGAACTGGGCAGTGTTGCATCTGAATGGAAATTTGTCAGCAATATTTTTGCTGGTGCAGTTGAACAACTAGCGCCTGACCAACGTGAACTTTACAGTATCACAAGTCGTGCCAATGATCAAATTGCCTTGACCATTGGCGATGGCGTATTCTCCAGTGTTCCGGTTGGACTATTCCGCACCTATGTACGTGCTTCCAACGGATTGCAATACATTATCAATCCTGAAGAAATGCAAAATATTGTTGTACCCATCAGCTACATTAGCCGAGCGGGTCGCCTGGAAACTATCACATTCACCTGCGGCATTACAACACCAGTTACCAATGCACAAGCACGTGAATCAATTGATGAAATCAAACAACGTGCTCCTGCACGTTACTACACACAAAATCGCATGGTCAACGGAGAGGATTACAACAACTTCCCGTTTACATTGTATAACTCTATTATCAAGAGCAAGGCATTAGCACGTAGTTCTACTGGCACAAGTCGCTATATTGATCTTACAGACATCACTGGAAAATATTCCAGCACAAACATTTTTGCCAGTGACGGTGCAATCTATCGTGAAAATGTTTTGCCAAGTTTTGATTTTGCATGGGCCACACGAAATGAAATTGTGGATGTGATTGTTAACTCAGTGGAACCCACAGTTTCTGGTAGAAGCATGTTGCAATTTTACTACAAACTTGGTAACTTTCCAAGACCACCTCTCACAGTTTTAAATGCCGGCTGGAGTCAGAGTACTAATTTAGTAAATGAAACCACCGGTTACTTCTATCAAAACAATGCATCATCGCCATTGAGTATTGGCCCATATATCAGCAATAATGCTCAGTATGTTACTGTGGGAAGTTTGGTTAAATTTATTCCACCAGCTGGCAAATATTTTGATGCAAACAACAGACTTCAAACTGGTACTCCAACACGAGCTGATGAAAAACTAGTGATCTGGGCCGCAGTATCTGCAGTGATACTAGAAGGAACTGCACAAGGGGCTGGTAATTTACCAGACGGTACTGGACCAGTAACCTTGAATAATTTTGTGCCCACAGGCGCATTGGCCGATGTTGTAATTCCTAAATTTGTTGATGATTTGCCCACTAGTTTGGAACAAAGCATGATTCAACAAATTGAATTGTATCGTAATTTTGGATTAGGTTACAACAATCTCACTGCCACTTGGTATTTGATTACCAGTACTAACCTAGCACAAGATGCGGCATTTAGTCGCATCTATGCTCAGAACACACAGGGACTAAATCTTGATGCGTCCTGGCTGATACAATTCACAACCGATGGTGAAAGCTACGTTGTGATAACTCGAGGACTAGATTATAAATTTGCATCAGTGCTACAAACTCGTTTCTTCTATGGTGGTAGCGGTGAAGTATATGACAGCAAAACTGGTTTAGTTATTAATGACTTTGTTAGAGTATTAAAAACCAACTCTAGACCAGATAGTAACGTACCATTGCCATCTGACATCACAACAGATATCATTGGACAACCAATTCAAAGTGATGGGTATGTCAATGACTACGAAGTTCTTATTAGCTTCCGAGACAGCGACGCCGACGGCATTGCTGATAACCCAGATTTCTTTGATGAAATTGTTGGTATAGTTCCCACAACTCCTACTGCAACATCTCCTTGGGTATTCTTCCAACAAGTAACAGACTTTGACGACCTTGAACGTTATTTGCCACTAGATCCGGGCGTGGTCAATAGTTCATTTGCTACCAAAGATGCAATTGAAGTTGTCAAAAGCGAATTTGTCAACGGACAAATTTTTTATGCCTATCAAAGCGGATTGTTTTACGAGCTTGTGATAACTATTATAAATGGTATTTTACAACGCACGTTGACTGAGCGCACTGATTATAAAACACTAGTCGGCCGCGGCGGCCTAGGATTCCAATATCGGCATAACAGTCCATTGACAAATATTATTGATCCTGGCGTTACAAATATTATTGATATGTATTTGGTGACAAACAGCTACTATACCGAATATCAAAATTATATTAAAGATACCACAGGCACAGTTGCTGAACCTGCACCTCCAACTATTGCAGAACTTTCTATTGCTTACTCAGGATTGAATGATTATAAAATGATAAGTGATAATATTGTACTAAACTCAGTTGTGTTTAAACCACTATTTGGAGCCAAAGCGCCGGCCGAATTACGTGCAACTATCAAAGTTGTGCGAGCACAAAACACAGTGGCGTCGGATACCGAAATCAAGAGTCAGGTTATAGCCAACATCAACAGTTATTTTAGTATTGACAAATGGGATTTCGGAGACAATTTCTTTTTCTCAGAGCTGGCTGCATACTTGCATAGAGAGCTGGGATCAATAATAAGTTCTGTGGTGCTAGTACCACTAAACCCTTTAAAAACGTTTGGTGACTTGTATGAAATTCGTTCAGCCCCCAGCGAAATATTTGTCAGCGCAGCCACAGTGGCCGACGTTGAAGTTATTGATGCATTGACACAAAGCAACATACGCAGTCAAACATCTGTGTCTGGACTGTATCCAGTGACCACTATAGGAGCCGCAGGCTCAACTATCGGTCAGACTGGTATTGCACCATTAATTTAAGGCAGTTAGAATGATTTACAAAATTACCGGGAGCAGTTATTAATGGCACTTCGTAGGACAATAGATCTCTTACCAGAAATTTTTCGTACAGATACGAACAGAAAATTTCTTGCAGCGACACTTGATCAATTAACTCAAGAGCCCAACCTCAAACGCACACAAGGCTTTGTCGGCCGTCGTGTTGGCCCTGGCGTTAATCCTGCAAACAATTATGTGGTAGAGCCAACAACAACTCGCAGTAACTATCAACTTGAACCAGGTGTAACGTTTTTAAAACCTAACACTACACAAGTTCAAGATACTATTACCTACCCAGGATTTATAGATTCATTGGCATTACAAAATGGCAATGTTGCTCGACAAGATCGTTTATGGGAAAGCGAGTACTACTCATGGGATCCTTTTTGTGACTTAGATAAATTTGTAAACTACAGTCAATATTATTGGTTACCAGGCGGCCCTGAATCAGTCGACGTTGCAGTAGAAGCAGTTCCGTTAAGTGATAGTTTTGATGTTACACGTACTGATATTAGCTATGCGTTTTCGGGTGTGGCTGGCACCAATCCTACAATTACGTTGGCTCGTGGTGGCAACTACTCGTTTAATGTTAATCAAGTGGGTTACAATTTTTGGATACAGGCAGCGCCTGGCATCAGTGGCCGGTTGCCTGCAACACCGAATATCAGCAGCCGTGATGTGTATGGTGTAGTTAACAATGGTGAAGACCAAGGCACAGTGGAATTTTATGTTCCACTAAAAACAGCACAAGATTTTTATTATAATCTTGCTGAGATAACCCCAGTTGATTTAGCAACACCTACTATCAAGTTTAGCCAAGTCAACAATGTTTATGTGGCAGATTTCTTAGCGCAATATCCAACTGGCATTGACGGAATTACTCAACTAAATGGCCGAACAATTGTTTTTACAAACACCATTCAAGGAGCCGAGGCCGGCGGTTGGCAAATCATTACTGGTAGTACAGTTGTTGATATTACCATGCAAAGCCAACGCTACAGTGTATGGAGAATTAACTATGTAACCGGTATTGATGGATTGCCATATATGCAATTAGAGAGCATTTTACCAGTACCTAACCTTAGTCGGTTCCAAATTCTCTACGGTGAAACCTACAGCTCCACACAATTTTACAAAGACGCATCGGGATATTTTGAACAAATTCCTTTGCTTACCGCGGCCCAAGATGTACTCTACTATCAAGATAGTGTTAATCCAGAAATTTTTGGACAACTTCGATTAGTTGATCCTACAGTCACACTACCAATTGACGTTAATGAAATTATTGGCGCTAAGAATTACACCAGTCCCAACGGTGTTGTGTTTACCAACGGGCTTAAAGTGCAATTCCGCGGCGCGGCAACACCAGCACAGTTTCAAAATCTTGAATACTATGTTGAAGGTGTAGGTACAGGTCCGGGTATTACTGCCAGAGTTGGATTTATTAATGGCAAAGCCTACTTTGGTGCATACCATGTGTATCAAGGGCAAAAAATGACTGGGCTAGTACATAGCACAACTGTGTACCAACAAAACATTTATGACACAATAGAAGAGAGTTTGCTCAACCCAGGTCTTGGCGGGCCTACAGGTGCTGCCATACCACAAGATCCAGTTGCAGGTGCTACCGAAGGTAATGGTATTCAACTAATTCCAGTGAGTGCAATGATCACTCCTGAAACTTATACCAAGAGTGCAGTAACCCCTTATGATAGCACAGCATATGATATTGGAGCATTTGATGCCAGCTTAAATGCTCCGCTAGTTCCTGACTATCTCACACAGAATCGTGCCAGCGCAGATCGTAACGCCTGGAGCCGCAGTAATCGCTGGTTCCATGTTGATGTTATCAACTACACTGCAGAAATCAATGGTAGCTCTCCAGTGGTCAACAATGATCAACGAGCACGACGGCCCATTATTGAATTTCGTGCCAATCAACGTCTTTGGAACAACGGTACACTGGCCAAAGACCCAGTTAACGTAATTGATTTTTCACAAACCGATGCTCTAAGCAATATCAATGGACAAATTGGTTATGGTGTTGATGGATACACATTTCTTGAGGGTACTAGAGTAATATTTGCTGCCGACCGAGATCCGCAAGTACGCAATCGGATTTATCAGGTAACTTTCATTGATCCCACTAACTCTGGAACACTAGTAATTGATTTAGTGCCCACGCTTGATGGTGAACCTTTGATTGAAGAAACAGTGGTCAGTATTAACGGTGCTGTTCAACAGGGACAAACACACTGGTTTGATGGCGTGACATGGCAATTGGCACAACAAAAATCGGGTGTTAACCAGGCTCCACTGTTTAACGTATACGACAACAATGGTTATAGTTTTGGTGATAGAACAATTTATCCCAGCTCAACATTTATTGGTAGTAAATTATTTGGCTACGCTGATGGCGGCAATTTAACTTTAGACCCTGTGTTGGGGCTAAGTTTACAATATCTCAACATCAATAATGTGGGCGATATTGTGTTTGACAATTATTTTTACAATGACACATTTGTTTATGTAAAAAACAGCACCAGCTCTAAACTCAATATCAGCAC